CAGGTCTATGGTCATTCTAAGTTTTCAAAGGAATATATTTTCTATGTAGAAAACGGGGAGATGATAGTGGTTCCGGGAGATACGCAGGACTTTGAAGCGATCGAGGATGTCATTGATAAGTTATTTTTCGATTACAAGATCAAGGATCTGACCTATGACAGGAAGTTTGCTCAGGAGATCATTCAGCGATTAATACAGAAGGGGGTACCATGTCACCCGGTGGGCCAGACTACAGCTAAGATCAACGCAGCCACGCAGGAGCTGGAGAAAATGGTATTTGATAAGAAGCTATACCACGAAGATAGCAAGGTATTGAGATGGATGATAGACCGTATGAAAGTGATCGAGGATGCAGATGGAGCCAAAAGACCGGTGAAGGACTCAGAAAAGGGAAAGATCGACGGAATTATGGCTATCATCTTCGCTATTCATGGATGGTTGGTGGATCGACCGGAGCCGAGAAAGAAAGTAAAAGCATCTCAAATCTTTAAGATGTGAACTCCAGCAAGAACATATTGACACTGGAGGGCTATTATGCTCGCTTTGATGAGCTGCATGTGGAGTATCAGTCACAAAACAGGGCGTGGATGGAGCTGGAAAAAGAACTAATGGAAAATTTTGGATTACAGAGATACACCTCCCTTGAAAGTTTTAAGAGTGCCAGATCCAGGAGATTTAAAGCAAAACGAAAAAGCCGGGACATATTCAGATAGTTAACAATGTTTACCATTTCGCTGGTCAGAGTGCAATATCATTGCACTGAAAGTAAGCGGATCAAATATTGTCGCAATTATCTAAAATAGTTGACTATGTAAATCCTTTTTCTCAGGTGGCCACCTCTGAGCGAGCCACTACTGCCACAAACCTAGACATTAAGAGTCCAAAGGACTGGGTGTGGTTTATCAATGACGGCACGAAAGCCATGCCAGTCACTCCGGAAAATATTTTCAAGGTATCGGCAGCTTATGCATGCATCAAGGCAAAGTCTGAGGACATTGCTATGCTGGGCTGGGATGTGATCAAGAGAACAGCAAACGGCAGGGAGCTGGCCTATAATCATGATCAGTACTTTCTCCTACATGATGAACCGAATCCAGATACCTCCTCCTTTGATTGGAGGCGGTCACTGATTTCGTACTACATGGGCTGGGGCAATGGAGTGGCTCTGATTGAGCGCAACCGGTTTGACCGACCAATAGCCTACCACCTAAAGCACCCTAACATATTTCAGGGAATCAAGGAGATTGGCACCAATGAGGTCTACTACAAAGATTTTGATACCGGTGAGATATATGATCCGTTCAACGTGATCCACATCAAGGGCTTTGATTTTGGCAATGTTTGGGCTCCTAGTCCGGCCAGCCTGCATCGGGCTGTGCATAGTATCGGGCTAAGTATGGACACCTTTGGCGCCAACTTCTGGAAGAACGGCACCCACTTGAGAGGACTGATTGAGGTGCCAGACTATCCGGAGGATGATGACCAGGTGGAGTTATTGCGACAAAGTTTCAAAGAAAAATACTCAGGAGTAGAAAAAGCGGCAGAGATAGGAATCCTATGGGGTGGTGCCAAATACAATGTGCTGGACATGAATATGTCAGACGCTCAATACATTGAGCAGGCTGATCACACTGCAGAGAGTATCTGTGGCATATATGGGGTACCACCTCACAGGGTCGGACTATTGAAGCGATCGACCAATAACAATATAGAAAAGCAGCACGATGAGTATGTGCAGTTTGGGCTCCAGCCTACCATTACGAATCTGGAGCAAGAAGTCAACCGGAAAGGGATCAGACTATCTGAAAGAGGAACGGTATCCAACAAAATAAACATAGCTGGACTACTGAGGGGAGATACCAAAGCACAAGGCGAGTTTATTGACAAGATGATGAAATGGGGCATTTACCAGATTGATGATGCCCGGGAGTACGTGGGAGCAAATCCACTACCGAACGGAATTGGTAAGCGGTCGATGGTGCCAGGCAATATGAACCCACTTGACCGATTGGATGAGGTGATTGATGCAATGATTGACAGCAAATTAAGTAAACAAAATGGCAGCAGCAGCACAGACGCAGCAGAATAAGCAAGAAGCTCCCAATTTTATGAGGGCTTTCGGATCTCTGACCACCAAAGCAGTGGGTGAGGATGGTGTACGTACTGCGCTATTTGTGGCAAGTACTGAGGCCAGGGACCGGCACAATACGATCATTACCCTTGACGCATGGAGCAAAAGACTGCAGCGATTCAATGATAACGGTATTATCGCCTATCAGCACCATACCAGTGCGGGGTGGATGGAGTCAACTCCATTTGATCCGGACTATATCATCGGCACTGGCCGGGCATATATCGAGGGCAAAAGCCTGATGTGTGAGGTTACATTTGAAAAGTCTGAAACCAATCCTCTGGCTGACAAGATTTGGAACAAGGTCGAGGCAGGAATCCTCAAAGCTATGTCAGTTGGCTTTATTGCTCATGATGGTCACTGGGGTGATCCGGATGAGGGGGAGGACTCAGGAACTTTCTATTTCACAGATGTAGAACTGGTTGAGTGCTCCATCGTCAATATACCCAGCAATTATGAGGCGCTGAAAAGAGACCTGAGCACCTGGATCACAGAACACCACCCAAAGCAAGAAAAACAATCCACTGATGATTTTCATAATCAATTGGCCATAGCCAAAAGCGAGGTCGAATTTCTAAAATTAATCTAAAGTTATGCCTAACGTACAAAAACTGAAAGCAAACGAACGTCTGGAGGCTATCGATAAGGAGATGAAGGACATCACCGATAAGCAAGAGACCAGACTGGTGAGCCTCGAAGGGCTAGACCCTAAAGCTGATGGCTCAGCCGAGACGAGAAAAACCACCCTGGCAGAGATCCAGGATGGAAATGTGAAGATCCGGAAACTCAGGGATGAGCGCGAAGCACTGGAGGCAGAGGTAGAAGCAGCTGAGTTGATCGAAAGTGAGAGCCGGGAGCGAAAGAGACGCACCTCTCCAAAGAGCCCAAAACTGTCTGAGGAGGCAGAAGTGTCTCAGCGGTTCTCTTGGCATCGTTTTGTCGATTGTGCCCTCAATGACAAATTTGATGGTCCAGAGGGAGAAGCGGTGCAGGAGGGAATGAAGGAGGCCAAAGAAATGGGCCGATCTGTGGAGGGTCATCCATTACCACAGGCACTTACCCGGGTGATGGGTATCGATGAATCTGGAAAACGGACAAATCTCAATATCAGTAAGCGGGTACAGAGTGCCGGTACCAACTCAGAGGGTGGTTACATGATTGAAACCACCTTAGGAGGTTTGATTCCAGCACTGACTCCAAAGACCAGGGTACTTGGAATGGGTGTGCAGTTCTTTCCTGGATTGGAAGGTAAACTGGCATGGCCAAGAGAGACTAATGTGATACAAGGTGCCAGTGTAGCTGAAGGCACTGCAGCTGCCGAGTCCAGTATCATCTTGGACCAGGTGACCATGGAGCCCAAAAGAATTGCCCATTTCACGGAGTTCACTCGCAAACTGATGCATCAGGGAAAACAGGCCATCGATGTATTAGTACCTAATCGCTTAAACAGAGGTTTAGGTATCGAGTGGGACCGTCAACTGATTGAGGGCACCGGATTGAGTGAAGAGTTGCTGGGATTGTTGAATATCTCCGGTATCAACACGGTAGCTATCGGAATTGATGGCGGTGATTTGACCTGGGCGCATATATTACTCCTGGAGGAGGCGATTGCCATGGATAATGCAGATGTTGGAGAGATTCGAGGGCTGACAAATCCAAAGGTACGGAGAGTATTGAAAGGGACGGAGAAGACGGCTACTACCGGCCAGTTTATTTGGGAGGATGATGACACTGTAAACAGTTATCCAATGGAGGTGACCACACAGGTACCATACGATTTGACCAAAGGAACTGGAAGCAATTTGAGTGCAATTTTACAGTGCTACTGGCCGGGAGTAATGGTCGGACATTGGGGGACGGATATCATTGTGAATCCATTTTCTAAAGACAAAGAGGCAATGATCAGAGTATCAGCGCACTTGTGGACTGATATGGATGTGGAACATCCGGAAATGATTGGAGCCATTAAGGATATTGATACAACTCCTTAACAGGGATAGCAGTAGGTCTGGATTGGGAGAGTCATCCTGGCTCTCCCTTATTTTAAAAAAACAATAAAAAGCAATCAACGCAATGGCAGCAGAAGCAAAAACACAGAAGATCAGACTGAGAACAGCACCAGCCGGGCTGGGATACCCACAAGGACAGTGGTTTGATGTCTCAGAAAAGGAGTTCAAAAGGCTAAAGTCTTATAAGGTAGTACCCAAGTCTGTACTGAGGACGGGAGACGCGAATAAGATCAGGAATGCATCGGTACCTCTAAACATTGAAACATTCGAAGAGGTGAAAGAAGACCTGAAGGGATAGCATGAGTTTCACACTCGAAAAACTGACGTATAGCGCTGATCTGGCGGTCAGCGCAGATGAGATGAAAAGACATCTCATTGTAAAGAATTTGACAAGCGATTTGAGCCTGGATTTGACTGACAAGATCAAGGAGGCCATTGACCGGGTGGAAGGTATGTCAAGAAGATCATTGAGGGCAGCATCTTTCAGACTGGTGCTGGATGACTGGCCGGTCAGTTGTATCATCCCTTTGGACAGATACCCACTGATCGGAGTCAGCTCCGTAAAGTACCGGAGAGATACGGATGGGGCATGGACACCAATGACCTTAGACACTGACTACAAAGTGGACAAGTTGAGTAAGCCAGCCCGGATTTTGATGATCAATCCTCCGAGCCTCTATACAGATGAGCTGAGTAAAATTGAGATCATATTTAGTGCCGGACATGTCACGAATAGCACAGTACCACCGAAGGCTCGCCAAGCGGTGAAATTGCTGGTAGGTACCGAATTTGAAGAGAGACAGGATCGAGTAGTGAAAGGAATGACGAGAGCAGAGCAGCTCTGCAGAAGCATAGCAATAGCAAGATTTTAAAACCATTAAAAAGCAAAGGAAATGGCAGATATAACAGCCCAGAATTTGACTAATGACGGGATTACAGAACTCACATGGGCAGCCTGTGCAGGTGCAGGAGATGCATTTGTCAATGACTCACCGACCAAGTACATTGCCCTATTCAGAGACACTGGAGGGGTTGGTGGCCAGGTTGTCACTGCCGGGATTGTAAACTCGGCTTTTGATATACCTCCCTATGGTGATGTCACGGCAAACAGCACCAAGCAGGTGAAGACACTGGCAGCAGATGGGGTGGCCGTATTTCACAACCTGTCAGATTTAGTATTCAATGATGGAAACGGCAAGGTCAATTTTACCTACAGCTCAGAGACATCGTTGCAGATTGCCATCATCAAGATCGTGTAATGGGACTGATTGGATCACTGGCATATGAGACTTTCGATGTAGAGGTATCAGGTACCTACATGAAGGAGCTGGACCTCACCGTGAGCCGTAATACAGAGGGTGATCCACTATCAGAGTTGCAAGTGGCAGACGATGGATGGAGCACCACTCCGGAATGGGTGACCTATCGAGAAGGGGTCAACGGTGAATTTAAGTGGGAGCAAAGCTCCACGGAGGATACGGTGGCTGATAAAGAAACCATGATACGGACGGCCAAACTCAGGGTAAGAAAGTACGAAGTGCCTGGAATCAAGTCTCACATGAGAATCAAGCGGATCTGTGATGGTAGATACTACAATATCACAAACTATCAGGACGATCCAGGACCAGGGCACTATATGATGATCAAATTAAAGGTAATTGATGACCAGTAATGTATCCATATTAGAAAAAGACGTGCAGGCCACCATCAAAAAGCTGAGGGCACTGGATAAGCATTTTTCTGGCAAACAGCGAAGAGCTGTTTTGGTGGATGCTGCCAAGGTGCTGGTGAACAATGTGAGAAGCAACATTCCGGAAGCGGATGAGGATGTCTATCGATACAGTACACCAAAGGTCAAGCGAAAGCAGCGAGCGCCAAAAGGACAGGGTAATGTGGTGGCGGTGTATACTCCAGGCAATGCCAGAAGATCATACAGGGTATTGCCATTGCGGAAGACGGATGAGGTCTTTGTTGGGCCAAAGGTAAGCAAGAAAAGCACACATGGTATTTTCTCAGGCAGCAGGGTGGATGGTTACTATTTCCATCTGCTTGAGTACGGCAGCCGGCACATGTCGGCAATAGCTCCGATCCGGAGAGGATTGACTCAATCAATCGGACAGATCAATCATAAACTCCGGACAGGATTTGAAAAGCACATGGATAAGTACGTAAACAAGCACGCAGTAAAATTATGATAAGCGCGGCAACGGGATTAATGCTATTCAGGACACTGGTGAGAAACAACTCAGCTGTAATGGCTAAGTTGACCGGGGGCATACATATAGCCCGGATACCACAGGCTGAAGTATTTCCATACGCGCTGATCGATATGATCACGGTACAACCTACCGACACGAAAGATGGGGTAAGTTGCATGGACCTGCTGAGTATTCAGCTGGACATCTATACCAGGCAGCAAGACATAGCAGACTCCTCGAGTGGGTATCGTATAGCGGCAGAGATTGAGCAAGACATCCGTGATATTGTAGATGGTTTCATGGGTGATGTAAACGAGATCAACATTGATGAAATCCGATGGGTTACACAGAATCCGGCACCCTACGAAGAGGACCGGGACGTATACCGGGTAAGTGTAGATTATTTAATGCGATTAAACAGAATAGCAGCATGAGCAAGATATATATTCCATCCAAGCCAGCAGGCGGGTCACTAGACATCAAGCTCCTAGTGAATTATCATTTTCCATACATGCACAGACCAACGATGGCCGGGGAGGTTATGCCGGGAGTGGCGTATGATTATGCGGTGGCCATGATCCAGCAGGGTAAGGCAGTGGTGGCCGGTGTACAAATAGCCAGCAAGGTCAATGATGATGGATCCACTGGTGAGGAGAAAAAAGCATCTCCCTCCGCAATTGAAAAACTAAACTGGGGGCCACCCAAAAAGGATGATGAAGTCAAGACAAAGGACACGCAGCCATCCACGAAAGGTGCCAAGAAATAATTTATTTGAACCATTAAAAATCAACATCAATGGCGACAACAGTAGGCGTAAAAAATAGTACAAATTTTGCCTTTTATGTGGGGGCCGTCAAAGTAGCCAAACAGACAGATGCCTCGATGGAGGGCTCCACAGACGAGAGGGATATTACCACCAAAGACTCAAACAATTGGCAGGAGTTAATACCTGGTTTAAAGTCAGGCTCTTTCTCCGTATCGGGGCTGTGGGCAGACTCAGGATATACGGTGCCTAGCATCTTATCTCTGTGGGTCAATGACACAGTGGGTACCAACAAATTTGGAGACGGCACTAATGACGTGACGGTCGACTCATGGATGACAAATGTCAGTGTACAGTCACCTGGAGCAGCGCAGAACGTCATTTTTAATGCCACTTTCAGATGGTGCGGTGAGCCGACCATTACCTAATTAAATTTTTCTGAATCAAAAAAAACTAAGAAGATGAAACTGATTTATTTAGTTGCTTTATTTCTCTTGCCATTCATTGCGGTGGCACAGCATGAGTATGAGCCCACGCTTGACACGATCACAAATACCGAGCAGGATACTGTGGTCTATGGCGTATTGCTCCGGAATCCACACACAGTGAGTCTACAATGTCGATTTACGGAGCTGTCTGGATCGTCTGATATTACAGTGTATTTGGAGGGCTCCACAGCCAGAGCGGGTGACTTGTGGTTTCCTATTGGATCTGATACGATTCCTGATGCAGCCAATACCGGAGCCATCTATAT